TTATGTTCTCTCTTGTAAATCTATATGATCCCAACATGGAATCCTGATAGATGCCGATAATCGGCGCATTGTTTCCTGGGCTAATAATCTGGTATGGCACTGCGGCCAAATTTCTTAACTCTGACTCGGCTTCTGGATCTTGAGCCATATGCAAATTCATTTCCGGTGAATTTATCCCTAGGGTTTCCCAAAGGGCCGGACTGTATCTTAAGCAAACTCTGGATAGCTAATCCTTCATCGTTCACCAATACCCGTTCAGTCTCTGAATGCCTTCCATTGCCTGCTAAACGGCTTTAGGAAGTAACACTGCGGATTGCCCATTTCATGCTTATACAGCAATCATTTATCACATTATTTACCATTGGGATCGGGTATTAACCGAGTTCCTCGCGATTTCTTTCAAAATCAGAGTGGTAGTGATAACTTTAGGGGTTTCCCGTCATCAAGGTATTTCGCAAATAAATCAATAAATACTTGAGGCAAATCAAGTTTGTTTTCTAAATGATATTCCTTTAATTTTTCTAAATGTTGTTCAATTTGTGGTGTTAAAATTTTGTTGTTTTTTGATAAGTTCTCTTTTGATGATAATGGCATTGTATTTCTCCAATTAAAAGCAATCATTTGTTCTTCAATGTTTTCCAAATTAAAATGCGATAATGGAATTACATGGTCAATATGCCATCCGTTATTTCCACGATTTTGAAGCGTATACTTTTCATCATATTTTGTCAACCATTGTAGATATTCTGAAGAAGAACAACCCAAATATTGAATCGTATGTAGATCTTTATGCTTTTTTAAAGCTATCCAAATTCTACATCTCACAACTCTTTTGAATTTAGATATTGGATCATCTCTTTCACAATCTCTACATTTTAAACGGTTATAACGAAATTTACACTTATTTTTAATTGTAAAGCACACACTACATTTCTTATTGTCTTCACCAATCTCTTCTAATTTAAGTTGTTGTCTTTCAACAACTTTATTATGTTTAAATACAGATGCTTGTTGTATAAGTTTCAGACGATGATCTTCGTCAGACGAATATTTATTTCGTCTCTTCAAATTATTACAATCTTTACATATTATTCTGTCTTTAACAATTTCAGTTAGAGGTTTGGTTTGATGACATGTATTGCATTCTTGACTTAAATTTGGATTAACATCAATCGAATTGTAAAGTTCTTTACTTCTTATATTACGACAATCTTTACAAATGTTTCTCTTTTTTATGAACTTATCTTCTGTTTTATTTTCACCACATTTTGAACAATGTTTGTCATTTAAAGGTTTTGTATCAGTTTCCATTTATATTATATCTAATTTTCTCTTTATATTGTTTGCCTCAATTATTAATTTATTTACTAGGGAGTATCACGCTTTTCACGCTCCCTGTTGGGGACAAGATAAATTTGCACTTTAAAGTTTATCCCCGTCAAACGGTTGATCCCAAAGGTTTCCCAAAGGGCCGGACTGTATCTTAAGCAGATTCTGGTTGATTAGGCCATCATTATCTACCGACTTCCGTTCAGTCTCTGAATGCCTTCCATATCCTATCATAGCGGATTTAGGAAGTAACACTGCGGATTGCCCAATCCTTCACATTATTACCATCGGGTTCGGCTATTAACCGAGATCCTCTAGATTTCTTTCGAAATCAGAGTGGTAGTGAAGGCTCTAAGGGGTTTCCCGCAACAAGAAATCTTGCCTCTAAAAGAGACTAGGGAGTAGCACGCTTTTAACGCTCCCTGCTGCCAACGTTGACTAGTGGTAACTAGTTTGTGAGCATATTTGCTCGCAAAAGTTCATCGGCATTGTAAGGTTTTGTCGAACTTACATAATCCTTACCATTTCTGGTAAGGTCGGAATACACCTTAAGCATTATCAGGTTGATTAGACCATCATTTAATACCCATAACCGTCTACTCTCTGAACCTTCCCCATGCTCTATCATAGCGAGTTTAGGGGCTTGGCTGCTGATTATCCAATCCTTCACATTTTTACCATCGGGTTCGTCAATTAAACGAGATCCTCAAAAACATTTCTGCTAATGAGTGGTAGTGAAGGCTCTAAGGAACTTCCAGCAATTTGGTCATGTTGCCATTCCACTTTTCAGTTTACTTAGGAAAAGTGGAAGACTAGGAGGTAGCACGCTTTTAACGCCTCCTGCTGCCGACACAAAATCTATCGGCCACATTCATTCTAAAAGTATCGCCTTTTTTCATAATTCTGGCGATATGGCACATCATCGACATTCTGTGAAGCGTCGGTTGCCGATTGAATAAGATCGCGTCACCGTCCATCATGTGGCGATGAACTATGTATCCGTCTTCCAAGACAATTGAGTTTCTGTCTTTGTATCGCAAAGTGATCGATTTGACACCCGGAATTTCCAATATTTTCGCACCCGGCCAGACATCAGGTCCATTTTGAACCAATTTAGTAAGGAAAGCCTTGTTCACTCGATTCACAACGACTGGCTTGGTAATGTTTTTCGCGATCTTCATTGGAATACCGAGCTCTCTAATGGAAATGTTTGGATCCGCAGTAATGACTGAACGAGCACTAAAGTCAACGCGCTTTGCCATCAAGTTGCCTCTCATACGACCACCCTTTCCATTCAATCTGTCCTTGATCGACTTCAGTGGTCTGCCAGATCGCTGCGCCACAGGATTCGCACCAGGCAATTTATTATCGATCTGACTCGCCACATGATACTGAAGCACTGTTGCCCAATCATTGATAACTGACTCTGGAGCATTGTTCTGAATTTTCTCTTGAAGCGTCTTGTTGGTCTTGATAATATTTACCAGGATGTGACTTAAATCGTCTTCTGATCTTTGCTGCGCATCGTGCTTCACAGATGGTCGAACTGCTGGAGGCGGGACAGCCAATACTTGACAAACCATCCAATCAGGTCGAGACCAGATAGGACTGAAACCCATAAAGGTCACATCTTCATCTGAAATGCGCTTGAAGATTTTTAGCACCAGTTCAGGAGTCAAAGGAATGATAATATTGTCTTCTTCGTCTTCTTCGTTAGTATTTGGCCACTCGGCATATAGTGACGCCATGCCTTCTTTTTTGTATCTCTTTGGCTGTAAACAACCGCATCCATCTTCTGTGTCTTCGCCGCATCGCTTGACGTTTTTCACCAAGTCAACGACATATTTCCAGCGGGCTTGTGCTGCCATACCTAAAGCCTGTTTGTATTTTTCTTTTGAAATCAGTAGTCTGCTGCATTTAAAACAGACACACTTTAAAATCTTTTGTATTGTCGATAAATATTGAATAAAGAATACCGGTTTGGCTAATTCGATGTGACCAAAATATCCGGGCGTTCTCATGTAGTCGAGTCCATCTGTGGGACAGATAAGACCAGGCTCTAAAACACCCATTCTGGGATCAAATAGACCATTGATGACCGGTTTATTATTTATATATGTATCGCGACTAGTAATTTCTGCGACCGAACCCTTGCGGATTTCTTCGGGAGACAATATACTAAATTGGATACCAATAATTTTCGAGCTAATTGTGTTTTGCATATTTCCAGCGTTCTTAGACATGTTTCTTATATTAATAAGATAATAATATTTATATTGTTTTTATTTCAATTTTTTAATAATTAATTAATTGATTTTATCTAATTATTATTTTTATAAATTGTATTTAAATATTTTAATTACAAAATATTTATTATCTCGCTATTTGTTTGTGTTTCATAAAATAATATTATTAAATATTACTTAAAAATAAAACTTCATACTAAGTAAATACAATGTCAAAAGAAATTCAAACTAAAAAAAGCAAATCATCTCCTTCAAAAAAGAAGGAAGAAGCTGCTAGACTTAAAAAGAAACAGGCTGAATCATCTGATGATAGTGATTATTATGACGATGACTTTGAAGAAGAGGAGGATGAAGAAATGGATATGCAGGAATATCGTGAATTTTTATCAAAAACATTTCCTTCTAAGCATCTTGATAAAAAGGTAAAGGCTGGTAAGGAGTTGAAGCAAGTTTTAGAAAAGAATTTAAGTGAAAAGAATTTAAATGAAAAAGATGTGAATAAAAAGGATATTAAAGAAAAGAGACCCAGGCGAGTAGTTAATAAAAGAATTGTCGATGACGAATCATCAGAGGATGAGTCTGAAGAGGAAGAATATATTCCTAAAAAATCTAGCAAGAAGGCTCCAGTTAAAGCTGTAAAAAAACCAAAGAAAATTGTAGAATCTGATTCAGAAGATGAAGAGGAGGAAGAAGATTTAGAAGAGGAATCAAAAGTCAAAGGAAAATCAGGTAAATTTAATATTATTTTTACCATTGGAACTGGAAACAAAGATTTTGATTCAGAGGATGACGATGAAGAATGGGCGACATGTAGCGATGATGAGGATGAAGAAACCGAAAATGAAGATGATCCTGTAAGCACCGATGAATCAGATGATGAAGACGATGAAGAGGAAGAATCTGACGATGAACCAGAAATAAGACCTGTAACAAAGAAAGAATCAAAATCTGTAACAAAGAAAGAACCAAATTTAGACAAAAAAGATTCCGATTCGGATAAAGATAATGTATTGACCATTTTAAAAGATCTCCAATCTAAGTCAAATGATACCGCTCTTATTGACGAATGTATCAAGGTCTGTGAAGAAAAAATCAAGGTCTCCAAATTAAAGCAAGAAAAGAAGATTACAAAGCAAAAGGCTCGCAATGAACGCATTTTTAAGCGCATTTTGCGAGACAAAAATACCATGAATGATTTCGAATTCTTTGAAAAGCTCGAGCAAGAGAATCAGAAAAAGATCATCAAGGAGCTAAAAGAGATCAACAAGATCACTCGAGTTGAGAAGCCATATCGTCTTACGCTTTTAGAGGCAGATATTCCACTTATATTTAAGTCCGCTGCGCTAAAGAAGATTAGCACTTTGCGTCATATGGAGCCCGGTAGCGGCGAATTCTACAAGATCAAAAATTGGGTCGATACGTTTATGCGTATTCCATTCGGCAAATACGAACATCTGCCTATTTCAATCGATAATGGAGTTGAAGAATGTCACGAATTCATGGCAAATGCTCAGAAAACGCTAGATGAAGCAGTTTACGGATTGAATGATGCCAAGATGCAAATCATGCAGCTACTCGGTCAACTTGTCACAAATCCAAAGGCAATTGGCACTGCGATTGCGATACAAGGTCCAGCAGGAACTGGAAAAACAACGCTTGTGAAAGAAGGTATCAGTAAAATTCTCAATCGACCATTTGCGTTCATTGCTTTAGGAGGCGCAACAGATAGCAGCTTTTTAGAAGGCCATGGATATACATACGAGGGTTCAATGTGGGGTAAAATTGTTCAGATATTGATTGACAGCAAATGTATGAATCCGGTTATTTATTTCGATGAGCTCGATAAAATTAGTGATACACCCAAAGGCGAAGAGATTACCGGTATTTTGACACATTTAACAGATACCTCACAGAATTCCCAATTTCATGACAAGTATTTCGCCGAAATCGACTTTGATTTAAGCAAATGTTTGTTTATATTTAGCTACAATGATGAAAGTAAAGTGAATCCGATTTTGAAGGACCGTATGTATCGAATTCAGACAAAGGGATACAATCAGAAGCAGAAGACGGTTATTGCGAATAACTATTTGCTGCCGAAGATCAGAGATCAAGTGCGTTTCAAAGTGGAGGACATTATTATTCCGGATGAAACCGAACATTATATCATTGACAACTTCTGTAATAAGGAAGATGGGGTTCGAAATTTGAAACGATGTTTAGAGATAATTTACACTAAGTTGAATTTGTATCGGTTGATGCGACCTGGATCTAATTTATTTGAGGAGGATATGGCGCTAAAAGTAGAGTTCCCTTTTAAGGTGACAAAGGATATTGTGGATAAGTTGATTAAAACTAACAAGGAGAATACTAGTGCGTTACATAGCTTGTATGTTTAGTCCACCTTTACCATGTTCGCAAAGCGAACATTACAAAGGTGGAGCCAAATTTGATACAAAATTAAATCGATACAAAGCAGTTCAATACTCAAATTTTTATATCCTCTATTTATATCTATGCCTGTTAGAACTAGTGCGAATTTTTACCGAAGAGGGGTTCCAAATTCTTTCGCGTATTTTGGCAAAATAGTGTCAGGAAATTACACGGTTGGTCAGCCAACTAATCTTCAAGTTAATACTAATTTTTTTCAGTCACAGTTTAATGCGATTATAAATCAGAGATAGAATTAATAAAGTATTTTAAAATGTGGTTGAATTTAAAATACTTTATAATAGTATAATGCCCAAGTTCAGTAACGGTAAGGTGACTTCTAATGTGCTTTTTTATGATCGAGGTGTTGCTCCTAGTCAGAAATTATTCGCATGGTATGCGGGACAAAATTTCTCTGTTATAAAGCAGATTACCAAGTTCAATAACTTAAATGGTATTCGAAATTAATTGCGTCTTTTTGTTAGTCTTCTTTTAGATTTTCTGTTTTTTGTTAGTTTTCTGCGTTTTCTAGATTTTCTTTTTGTTTTTCTGCGTTTGGATCTAGATCCGCCTAATTCTGCTTCTGCTGCTGCTGCTTCTACTACGACTACTTTTGAGGGTTCTTCTTTCCCTGCTGTTGCTGTTGTTAGTTTTCTTTTTACAGCGTTTGGTTTCATTGTCATTTCTTTTAATATCTTATCTTCTTGTTTTTTTCTTTTCTCTTCCTCCTTTCTTATTTTCTCTTCTTCTCTTTCCTTTTTCTTTTCTTCTTTAATTCTTTCATTCACCAAATATATTTCATAATATTGATTAAATTTTCCGACACCTTTTATAATCGGATATTCATATTTTAGTGGGTTTACAGCTGAACTTGAACTGGTTGATTTAGGTTCAGGTTTTTTTAATCCTTTAAATATTAAGTCATATAAATGATCTATTTGTTCTGGACTTAAATAAGGTCTATAAACATCATTAAATTTATCTTTCATTCCTAATTTTACTAGTTTTCTTACAAAAGATGCTGAAAAAGCAGAAATAGGAACTTCGGAAATATCAATTTCAGACAGTTCCTCATCTGATAATTTTTTAAAAGTATCCATATCTTCTCTTGCCAATATTTCCCCATTGACTGAATTTATTTTTTCATTTTTAAATAAAAAACTATCAGCAATAGTATCTAAAAAATCAGCTCTATCATCTCCAACAATCATAAATAAATTTAAATTTAGTATATGAGAATGTTCTCTTACAATATCAAATAATGGAAAAATTGGACTTGGTTGATCTGGCCTAACACATAAAAAAATAACCTCTATTCTATCTATCTTACTTCTGATTTTTTCATTATCTAATTCTGTTTTCATTCGATTTTTTAAAACTTTAACCATATTATTCACAGTATCAGCATGTTCTGATAAAATATTTATTTTTTCTGGACAATCTATTGGATTTTCATTATTATCATTAGTTTTTGATAATATAACGTAGACTTTCGGAACATTTTGTTTAATAGCCTCTTCAATTAATTTTTGTATTAATAACAAATGTCCTGGCGTTGGAGGATTCATTCTTGCTATAGTAAAAATTATGGTATTGTTATTTTGTAGTGATAATGTTTCTGTCATAATATTATTATTATACATTATACAAACAAATTAAAAATAGCCGTATAATAATGGGTATAAAAATGTCTTCAACTAACAAAAGTGAGACAAATAAATTAGCAAAATCCTTAAAAGTCGACACAAATGCCGAAACAAATAACGCCTTATCGTCGGCTAACGCCTTATCGTCGGCTAACGCCTTATCGTCGGCTAACGCCTTATCGTCGGCTAACGCCTTAGAAGTTGACACTCTATCAAATATGATCGACCTATCTAAACAATGTGTAAAATTCTTGGATTCATTACAAGCCCAAAGGTTACATTTATTGCTAGATATTAAGAAGAATGAAAACGACTTTTTCGAAAAGAATCCGCTAATTGCGTCGCATTTCAATGCGCTATTTGATCCCACTATATATAAAAGCAAAGTTCAGGTATTTTTAAACGAATTGGAAGACGCAGTTGAAAACTATTGTTGTCACGAATATGTCGAAGACCTAATTGATATCGAATACGACCAATCCAGGCGCGTAGTTTACTGCCAGTTGTGCGAGGTTACCAAGCGATAAGCTACAAATAAGCGACAAATAAGTCGCAAATAATATATATTAAATTTCAACTTAAAGAGAATTTGCTGGTTGTTACTGACAAAATAAAATAGTAAATAAACATTTTATTTTGTGACGATATATGGTCTTATTTTAATACTCCGAGTAAGGCACGTTGTTTCCCCCGCGATTTATTAACGTCCCATATTGTTTCATGTCCATACAAGCGCATCCGCTGCCAGTAGAAAATGTATTGGGGCAACATTCGGGTTTAAATGGCGTATTCGCGAAAAATGTCATTTCCCCCTCAGCCAAAGGTGGGTTATTTCTGTTCAAAATATCCTGCGCACCGGCGCTAGGAACGGTTCCTTTGCTGTAAGAAAGGGTCGGCATTGCCCAAGTATCAGGACGCATGATATATCCAGGAGATTTGCTCGAATCGAATTCGGGACCATATGCCTTGTTATTGGAGCCAACAAAACCTTCTGTAGTAGTAGTAGAATCAGAAGAGTGATTATCGTCATATACGCGTTTTTTAGCGACGGGTGCGGTAACGAATCCTTCTTTTTTGCCCAATGATTTTCCCATAATAGCAAGTCCCTCTTGCATCGACATGGTGCAGCACGAACACATGACATGTCCAAACATGATCCAAAATAGAACAAATGCCAAAATACATATTTCCAATCTACATTTGTATGATCCAATTGAAATCTCCATATTATACATATTCGTTAGATAATTTTCTAAAGCAATGCGGTTAAATAATAGAATCTATCTTGTCATTATAATCCCTAATTATTTTGCCCTTGGTTTCGAAAAGTTTGTTAGAAACTAACAAATGGTATAACCGTTTTTCTTCTTTTTCTTCTTCTCTTTCTTTAAGATTTCCTAAAATAGTATCCTTTTCTATTTCAACGATTCCGTATACTATTCCTCTGGTAGACAATTTGTCACCAATTTGAACATCTTTAATTGCCTTATTTGTTCCATCAAACAGATAAACTACTGTGTCTGATTCAAACCCAGCATCTAAATACCTGTGTATATTTGCCTTCTGTTCCGCAGCATTTTTAATAAATATATTCTGCGGAACAGCATTAATTACCGCAGTCAGTGATCTTTCATAGATTTCATCCCAGTCTGTAAATATTATATCATTAATAATGATTTCTTTCGAGCTGGTATTCAAGCAATACAAAAAGGGTTCCGAATACTCATCTTTTAATATCTCTACAGCTAATGGATGGTTTTTAACTGGAATCCATTGCCCCTGATACAAAACGATGTGACTCTCGCTAACGGTTACGGTATCATCCAGAACAAACATACGCAGTCCGGCAGCATCAACTTTCATTTTAGCTGTAACTAGCGTGTTATTTGCTAGCATATCGCCTACATTTATATCGATTATTTTTTTATGTGTATTATCTGACATTTTTAATAGTGTATCTTTGTCAAAGCATCTTAGCTTAGGAACCGAAGACGATTTGATTCCCATTACTTCCGTTAAAAATACGATCAAAATAGATAATAACAACGCAAAAACAACATAAATTGCGCTAGCAGATGCGGCGGCAGGCCAACCAATTGGAATCGACCATAGTCCTACGATAATGATAACCATTGCCATTAACATTACCACTGTTAGTTCTACAATGGAACCCAATAATGATTTCAACGTGTCATACATGCCTAGAAATGTATATAATCCTGCTGTCATTATGCCTTGTGTTTTGCCAAGCATATCCGATAAGGAAATAAACAAAGATTGTAGAGGAATCATTACATTTAAAATTTTATGTAATACATCTTCGGCGAATTTCCTTATATTTTTTCTTAGTATATTAATAAATTCTCGGGTTTTTTGAATTGAAGAGCTAATTATATTCAATGCGCCTGTTACGCCGCTGACTAGGTAATTTAGCGGCTGCATAGCCTCGCCGGCAACCCCTTTTTGAAGATCTTGAATACAATATTGAAAATTTTCTGATGTATATTCGAATGGAGTTGTTCCGTCAGGATGTGTAATGAACCCGGCAAATGGTATGTATTTCGGATCACATCGTTGATTTTGCCAATCACCTGCGACTTCTTCGCGGACACGCATAATTTGAAAGTAACCGTAGAGAAAGAAAACAACAAGGGTTATAATAATGAATACCATGATAGTTGATCCATACATATCGTAGTAAGATAATTTGTCGTATAGTTCATTTACATATTCAGACATTCCAGCGTAGTCTAAATTATTATTTACATTATTATTTACATTTATTGGTGGTTGATTCATTTATGCTATATATTATATATAGGATATAGTATAAATGTTGTAAAATACTCTAAATTCTTCGTTTTCTACTTTTGTGTTTGCGTTTGTTAGTTCTTCTTCTTTTGTTGTTGGATTTTCTTCGTTTGGATTTGTGTTTTTTGCGTTTGGATTTGGTTCTTCTGAATCCACCTGCGTTATTCATCGCAGCTGCGGCAACAATATTATGCGATTGAACTGTATTTATCCATCGCATTGACTGTTGTTGATTAAATAAAGACGGATCACTTGAAAAATCATCTCTAATATGTTTTATTATTTGGTCTTTCCAAGAAGCCCAATTAGAATTTATATTATCCTTTACCTCCTCAAAATTGCCAGATGTTAATTGTTCAAAATTATATATAACACATATTTTACCATTAATATCAACCGATTCTGTCCTATTAATGTATTTATAAGTTCCTTGAGTGACAATGACTTCAGACTCATTTGGAGAATCATCGATACATACATATGAACATCCACTGCCTAATTTTATAGCAATTATAACTCCATCATCCGACTTAAATCTCGTTGCTACCGCAAGATTAGGTGAAGCGGATGATATTGGTGTGTATACTTCAAATGTTTGACCTGGTTGAACTTGTGGACGTAAAGTTCCATCTATTTCATTAATTTTAAAATTTAAACAATTTGCGTCCCAACTTTTATCTTTGGTTCCTATATATAATGTTATAGCATTATTTAAATCGGGTGGTATTTTATTATACCAATTTGGTATAAGCAATGCTAACAAAACTAAAAATATAAATGCTTGGAACATAATATTATAAATTCTATTACTCCCAATAGCAGTATCATCTTCTTCTAATTCGATAGCTTTTTTCCCCAAGTCGATTTCATTTAAAGGCCTTCTAATAAAGTTTTTAGCTGGATCTAAATTAAATACTCGCAAAGTTTTATAATAAAAAAAATATGAATATAATATTCTTTCCTCTCTTGACGCTTGTAGTATATCTTCAGTATCAGGATCTGACCTAAATCCATCGAGAACACAAACTAATGTAAACAATTCTGCTGATACCTTTTTATCTTTTTTCATTTGTCTCCACATCCAAATAGATTTGGCCATAAATTCTTTACAATTTGGAGAAGCCGAATAAGGATCTTTAACTAAATTTCCTTGAGAGTTAATACCAAAATAGTTATCTATTTCTCCGTGAATAATTTGTTGTATTGCGTCCTGATTACGAAGAGCGTCGGTTTTTAAACTCTCGCAATAACCGTTTAATCTGTCAGCATATCTCGTCGCAATATTTACAATATTTACATTTCCAGTTCCTTTTGTTGAATCTTTATTTGACGCAACCATTAAATCTTTTATAGGAATCGAGGATGCTGATGATTCAGCTGTTGTTGCTGCAGCTATTAAATCTGTATCTGCTTTATTTACAAGATCTATTACAAAAGGTGATGTTGTAGTTGCCAGGATTGTTTCGGCACGTCTCGTTCTTCTTTCGGATCGTTCTCGATTTAATCTTGTTCGATCTTCTTCTAACAGTCTTTTTTTTTCTGCTTCTGTTAGCGTATATAAATCTGTTGTTCCTCTTTTTTTATTTTCAGCCATTTATATTAAATTACTTATAATATCTATATATTTTATTTTAACATTTTGTTAGTTCATCATCTTCCCAATCCCAGAAAATATGTTTACTAATTGGTATTCTTCTATTTGTAGTAATGATACATGAGAACCAGTTCGAATACACTTCTGTTTGTAGCTTGGCATCTTTATAATCCTTCACTTGTATAAATTTGTTAGTTACTGGATCTAAAATAAAGTGTTCCCCTGTGACATAAATTGGATCATCATTTATACCATTATTGATTTTGTATAGCAGTTCTTTATTCGGATTATCGACCTTCAAAACCGAAAATACCTTGCCGCCGTCCTCCAATTCTACGCCTAAAGGAAGTTTGCTCATCGCGTATATTTCGCCGCTCTTTGTCTTAATTTTTGTCTCCGGATGGAAACATGACCCGATTGACTTGACCATGTTACCAGGCGGTCCATTCCACATACTATGCATTGTTTTAATAGCGCCATCCATGACATACATTATTACCATGACTATACCGATAATTTTTCCAACCATATCACTAATAGCAATCAGAATTTTCTGAAATTCAATAATTAAATTCGAAAATATGCCAAATATATTTTTAATGATGCCGGTTGTAAATGATCTAATATTAGCAATCATTCCGCGGATATGATTAAGTGATTCCCCTAGATCACCGCTAACTGATGTTAAATTGGATATCAAATAGTTCATTGGCTGTAAAAGGTAACTCATGGTGTTAGTTTGTGTATTTTGAACACAATAATTAAAGTCAGTTACGACGTCTTCTGAGAAGACCCAATAAGATGGGTTACACCTATATAGAGGCCAATTATTTTTGATATCATCCGCGGCTCTAAAATAAACCATCGCAATAATTTGACCTATAAAAGCTAAATTAATCATAATAAAAATAGCATAATTTTTAAGTGTTGGCATTTTCTATATAATTATTAAATATATT